CGTCACCCTGCCCAAGCTGGCCCGCAAGATGGAGGCGCACCGCGGCGGCGGCATGAACGGGCCGGTGAAGGCCGACCTGGGCATGAGCGACGACGGCCTGCAGCTGGAGTGGACCCTTGGCGGCCTGGACCTGATCGCCATCCGTCAATTCGGCGCCACCAAGGCCGACGGCGTGATGCTGCGTTTCGCCGGCGCCTACCAGCAGGACGACTCTGCCGCCACCTCGGCGGTCGAGGTGGTGGTCCGCGGCCGGCACGAAGAGATCGACTTCGGCGAGTCCAAGCCCGGCGAGGACACCGAGCACAAGATCACCACCACCTGCAGCTACTACAAGCTCACCGTCGACGGCCAGGTGCTGGTCGAGATCGACCTGCTCAACTTCATCGAGGTCATCGACGGCGTCGACATGCTCGCCGAGCAGCGCGCCGCCCTCGGTATCTAACCCCAGGCCGGCGACGGTCACCCGCCGGCGTGCGCTCCCGCGCCGCCGGCTCTCTTCCAAGGAGCTCCCATGCAAACCCCCGAACAGCAAGCCGACAACCACGCCGCCGACCTGCAGGACGAGGCCATCCCCGACAACGTCGTAGTCCTCGACACCCCGATCAAGCGCGGCAACACCACCATCGACCGCATCACCCTGCGCAAGCCGGCCGCCGGCGAGCTGCGCGGCCTGCACATGGCCAACCTGCTGCAGATGGACGTGGCCAGCCTGATGAAGCTGCTGCCGCGCATCAGCACCCCCGGCGTCACCGAGCCCGAGGCCGCCGCCATGGACCCGGCCGACCTGATGGCTTGCGGGGCGAAGATCAGCGGTTTTTTGCTGCAGAAGCGGGACCAGGCGGCCTTCCTGCTCGCGTAGAAGATGCCATGGCCGACCTGGCCGTGGTCTTTCACTGGGCGCCGGCCGACATGGACCGGCTGCCCGTTTCTGAACTGATGGAGTGGCGCGAGCGCGCCAGGCAACGGAGCTCCAGCGATGGCGAATGACCTGCAGCTGCGCGTGCTGCTCAACGTGATCGACAAGGCCCTGGGCCCGCTGAAGAAGATCACCCAGGGCAGCGGCGAGACGGCCAAGGCCCTGAAGGCCGCCCGCGAGCGGCTCAAGGCGCTGAACGCCGCGCAGGCCGACACCAGCGCCTGGCGCACCCAGCGCGCCGCGCTCGAGCAGACCAGCCGCGCCATGGCCGCCAACCAGGCGAAGATCGCCGAGCTGGCCCGGGCGATGGGCGCCGCCGGCCCGCCCACGCGCGCCATGACCCGCGACTACCAGCGCGCCATCCGCGAATCCCAGCGGCTTAAGCAGCAACACGACAGCCAGGCCCAGGCCGTGCAGCAGCTGCGCACCAGGCTGGCCGCCGCCGGCATCGACACCCGCAACTTCCAGGCGGGCGAGCGTGCGCTCCGTCAGCAGATCGAGGCGACGAACGCCAGCATCAGCGAGCAGGGCCGGCGCATGCAGGAGCTGAACCGGCGGCAGCAGGCGATGGCCAAGGCCCGTGGCAATCTCGAGCGTACCCAGCGCGTGGCCGGCGGCATGGCTGCCTCCGGCGCCGCGGCCCTCGGCGTCGGCTACGCCGCCAGCCGGCCGCTGAACGCCGTGGTGCAGGCCTTCGCCCCGAACGAGGACGCCGCGACCCAGCTGAAGGCCTCGATGATGGTGACCGACGGCAGTGTTCCGGCCGAGTTCCAGAAGATCACCGACCTGGCCACCCGCCTGGGCGACAAGCTGCCGGGCACCACCGCCGACTTCCAGAACATGATGACCATGCTGCGCCGGCAGGGCCTGAGCGCTCAGTCGGTCCTCGGCGGCACGGGTGAGGCGGCAGCCTACCTGGGCGTGCAACTGAAGATGCCGGTGGAGGCCGCGGCGGAGTTCGCGGCGAAGATGCAGGACGCCACGCGCACGCCCGAGAAGGACATGATGAAGCTCATGGACAGCATCCAGCGGGCCTACTACCTGGGTGTCGATCCCACGAACATGCTGCAGGGCTTCAGCAAGATCGCACCGGCCATGGACATCCTCAGGAAGCAGGGACTGGAGGCCACAGCGGCTTTCACCCCGCTGCTGGTGATGATGGATCAGGCCGGCCTGGAGGGCAGCGCCGCCGGCAACGCCTTCCGCAAAATCTTCCAGGGCTCGCTGAACGTCGACAAGGTCAAGGACGTCAACGACATGTTCAAGGCGCGCGGCTCGAAGATCCGCTTCGACTTCAGCGACGGCAAGGGCGAGTTCGGCGGCATGGAAAAGATGTTCGCCCAGTTGGAGCAGCTGAATAAGTTGACCACCGAGGATCGCCTGATGGTGACCAAGGACCTGTTCGGCGACGACAGCGAGACGCTCACCACCCTGAACACCTTGATGAACAAGGGCCTGGCCGGCTACCGGGAGGTGGCGGAAAAGGTCAAGGCGCAGGCCGACCTGCGCACCCGCGTCGACTCCCAGCTCAAGACGCTGACCAACACGATGGAGGCCACCCAGGGCAGCTGGACCAACGCCATGGCCGAGTTCGGAGCCGCTGTTGCCCCTGACCTTAAGGACCTGATCAACTGGGTGGGCGGTCTGGCCAACAAGGTCGGCGCCTGGGCAAGAGAGAACCCGCGCCTGGCCGGCGGCCTGGTGAAAGTCGTAGCGCTGGTGGCCGGCCTGGCCTTCGCCGGCGGCACGCTGGCAGTCACCCTGGCGGGCATCATGGGGCCCTTGGCGGTGGTGCGCTATGGCATGGCGCTGCTGGGCATCGCCACCAACGCCGCGCTCTGGCCGGTACTGGCCGTGATAGCCGCCGTCGCGGCCCTGGCCGGCGCCGCCTATCTGATCTACAGCAACTGGGATGCGCTGAAGGGCTTCTTCGGCGGGCTCTGGCAGGAGATCCTCGCCGGCTTCAACGGCGGCCTCGGCAGCATCGTTCGGCTGATCCTCGACTTCTCGCCGCTGGGCCTGTTCTACCGCGCCTTCGCCGGCGTCATGGGCTACTTCGGCGTCGAGCTGCCGGCGCGCTTCTCCGCACTGGGCGGCATGCTGCTCGACGGCCTAGTGACCGGCATCCGCAACAGGCTCGGTGCCGTGAAGGACGCCATCATCAGCGTGGGCGACAGCACCATCGGCTGGTTCAAGGAAAAACTCGGCATTCACTCGCCCAGCCGCGTCTTCGCCGAGCTCGGCGGCTTCACCATGGCCGGCCTGCAGCAGGGGCTGGTAGCCGGGCAGAGCGGCCCGCTGGGCGCGATCAGCGACCTGGGCAAGCGCCTGGCCGCTGCCGGCGCCCTGGTGCTGGGCGGCGCGGCTCCGGCGGTGGCCATCGACAACCGCCCGCCGATCAGCGCGGCCGTGGCGCCCGCCGTGATCCAGGGCGACACCTACAACATCACCATCCAGGCGGGCCCGGGCACCGATACGGCAGCGCTGCGCCGCATGCTCGAGCAGATGCTCGATGAACGCGAGCGCGGCAAGGCTGCGCGGGCGCGCTCGCGCCTGGGCGACAGGGAGTAACCGGCGATGATGCTCGCCCTCGGCATGTTCGTGTTCAGCCTGCACACGGCCGCCTACCAGGAAATGCAGCGCCAGACCGACTGGCGCCACCCCTCGACCAACCGCGTCGGCGCGCAGCCGGCGCGCCAGTTCCTGGGCCGCGGCGAGGACGCCATCACCCTGCCCGGGGTACTGCTGCCCGAGCTGGCCGGCACCGTGCTCAGCCTCGACGCGTTGCGCACCATGGCGGACACCGGCAAGGCCTGGTCGCTGGTGGAGGGCAGCGGCCGCGTGCTGGGCCTGTGGGTGATCGAGAAGATCACCGAGACGCGCACACTCTTCTTCCCCGACGGCGCGGCCCGCCGCATCGAGTTCAGCATCGAGCTCAAGCGCATCGACGACGGCCGCGTCGACCTGATCGGCAGCGCCATCAGCTCGGCCGGCAACATCATCCGGGGGCTGCTGTGACCGATCTGCTCACCCAGGCCATTGCCCAGGCCACCGCCTACGTCGGCGATGTCGCCGACCAGCTGGCGCGCAACGCAACCTACCCGGTGCCGATCTTCCGCCTCACCGTGGATGGCGTGGACATTGCCCAGTTGGTCAGCCCGCGGCTGATCAGCCTGGAGCTCACCGACAACCGCGGCATCGAGGCCGACCAGCTCAGCATCAGCATCAGCGACCACGACGGGCTGGTCGCCATTCCGCGCAAGGGCGCCTCGCTGCACCTGTGGCTCGGCTGGAGCGACACCGGGCTCGTCGACAAGGGCAGCTACACCGTCGACGAGCTGGAACACAGCGGCGCGCCCGACGTGCTCAGCATCCGCGCTCGCAGTGCGGACCTGCGCAAGACGCTGAAGGTGAAGCGCGAGCGTAGCTGGCACGCCGCCACCCTCGGCCAGGTGCTGGCCGACGTCGCACAGCGCAACCAGCTCGCCTTGCGCATCGCCGACAGCCTCGCAGGTCAGGCGATCCCCCAGCTCGACCAGGCGAACGAATCCGACGCCAACCTGATCACCCGCCTGGGCGACGACTTCGACGCGGTGGCCAGCGTGAAGGCCGGGTGCCTGGTGTGCATGCCTGCCGGCGGCGGCAGGAGCGTCAGCGGCCTGGCCCTGCCGCACATCACCCTGACCCGGGCGGACGGCGATGGTCATCGCTACCTGCTGGCCGACCGCGACAGCTACGACGGCGTGCGCGCCTACTACTACGACATCAACAGCGCCAAGAAGAAGGAGGCCATCGCCGGCGGCGGCGACAACCTGAAGAACCTGCGGCACACCTACAGCGACCTCAAGAGTGCGCTGCGCGCCGCCAGGTCCGAGTGGCGCCGCCTCCAGCGCGGCAGCGCCACGCTCAGCTACAACCTGGCCCGCGGCCGCGCCGACCTGATCCCCGAGCTCACCTACACCCTGCAGGGCGTGAAGCCGGAGATCGACGCCATCGTCTGGTACGGCGGCAACGTCCAGCACCGCCTGAGCGCCGACGAGGGCTTCGTCACCAGCCTCGAACTGGAGAGCAAGCTGCCGCAGGACTTGGTGGAGGACCTGGCCACCGACAACCCGGGCAACTACACCGGCATCGTGGCCTTCTACCGCGAGGGCAAGACCGGCGCCGAGAAGAAGGTCACCGCGGGCGACCAGACCAGGCCGCGGCGCCTGCGGCACCTGTATGTCAGCAAGAAGAATGCGCAGCGGGCTGCGGATCGAGAATGGAAGCGGCTTCAGGCCGAAATGAGCTGAATAAAAAGCCCCACACAGTGGGGCCTTTTTAGAAGCTACCTAGAAATCGCTTCACTTGGGCTATATAACACCACAGCATCATCGCCCACATACACCCTGTACTTTGTAGTAACAAAGCCACGGTCTAATACCGAAATTTTGAAATTGCTGCTCGTCGGAACGCAGACTTGCTGCTTAAACAGATAGTCCATCCCCTGCTTATCACCCTTAACCTGCGCCTGTATAAACTGATCAAGATATTCATCAGACAAACAGCCGACATAACCATCATTAAGAGATTCAGCATTTGCTACGCTTACAGCAGATGCAGAAACCGCGAGCGCTGCTAGTATCCTCTTCATAATCACTCCTTAGTTTCGTCCTTGTGTTCATTGTGTTGGCATATTGACCACTTATTTTACACAGCCATAGAAGAAGGGCTGCAGCATTGCGGCAGCCCTCTATAGACTATGACTCGTCGTGCTCGGGAACCACCTCCATGGCTCTCAAGCAGATCAGAAGATGCTGCTGGTCTCGCTCAGACAAGCGCCTGAAACCAGTCAACAGCAGTACCTCTCTCGGCGAAAGCTCTTGGCTGTCAATCTCCTGTTTATATTTTTCTTCCATTTAACCTCATTAGCCTCCGTTACTACTGGCGTAGGGCGAACGCTGAAGTACTGCCCTATAAATAAGCCGTAGTACGAGAGTTTAGGGTTACGGAAGGCTCTAGAAAAACAGGCGCAAGCAATAACTTTAGAGGCGAAGTATTTCCAATCGACTCTCTGAGACTTTATTTTATATAGCCTTATGGATGCATCCCTGATAACGCTTCCAAAATATTCAGAAAAAAGGCTATCTTTGTGCGAATTGTAATCACACAAGGCAAAGCTCCCGTAGTCGAAGAATATATTTCTATCCATCTACAGCTTGATATCCGACTTAATTCTTAATTGACGCTGCAACAACAAGGCTCCTCGCCACACGAAGGAAGGTATTCCGCTCTTCCTCTGGCATCCCCCTGAAGCACTGCACGATCTCTTCCTCGGTCTCACTCAAGGACGCCGAGAGGGCGGGGACTCTGCGGCCAGTCACCACGTAGAGCACGTCCACACCAAGTCTGGAAGCAGCACCCAGCACGGTCGCACCTACGTCACCACTCCCACCTTCGTATCCCGCAAGAGTCCGCTTTGCTACTCCGACATGTTGCGCGAATTCGTCCTGGTTGAGGCCGAGACGCTTGCGCTCCTCTTGCAGGCGTGCGCCGGTTGCCTCACGAGTGAAATGCAAAATTTTTCATCTCCAGTCTTGACTGGTGCAGATATGTGCATCATTCTGCGCTTGTCATCACACGAAATTGCACGAATTTGCACTATGCCGAACGCCTACCCCACGGAGCAAGCCTGCGAGGCTGCCCGTCAGCGCATCTACGACCAGGGCCTTACGGTTCGGGAATGGGCCGATAAGAACGACCTGGGTGAAAGCACCGTCTACGCCGTGCTCAACGGTCAGAAGAAGTGCCTCCGCGGCAAGGCGCGCCGCGTCGCCATTCTGTTGGGTATCAAAGACGGCGTGATTTCACAGTAGTGGCAGTCGGTTTGGGGGAAAACCAGAAGATGAAGCGCAACATCCTAGACAGCCGCCGCAAGGTGGTGCAGGCCATCATCGGCGCCTACCCCGGGGGACGGGAGTGCGCGGCGACGCGCCTGGGCCTGGACCTGAAG